AGATCTAATAGATACATTAATAAACAAAGCAGTAGTACAAGTAATGATATTAGATGATAGTCACATGGGTAACATGGTCAAGTATGATAACTATGATAATGATAATGACTGTGATGAATGCGATAACATTAATAAAGAATTAGATTAGTTTTTATGAAGAGGTTTAATAGTCCTTGTTTATATTGTGGCATACTCTCCCGTGGCAGTACCTGCCCACAATGTGCACAAGCAATTGCCTCTAAAGATCCAGCAAGGATTAAAAGGAATAGACAATATGATTATGAATGGCAAAAGTTATCAAAATATGCTAGGTCTGTCCAGCCTTGGTGTTCAAGATGCAAATCAATAAAAGACCTAACGGCAGATCATATATTAAGTTTGGCAAATGGTGGTTTAAACACATTAGATAATATAATGGTTTTATGTAGATCATGTAACTCAAGTAAGAAATAATATATACAATAAATAACAATAAATAACACAATCACTTCCATCCCTGTACTGGTATTATCCCGTACGGGTATTTTTGTGAGCGTGTTTAATTCTAGTTTACCCTGGCTGCCCTTTCGTATATAATATCGCATTATTATCAAATTAGGACAATTCGGACATTGTTCTGCGTAAGAATTACTAACAAAGGAAAAATAAATGACAGCAGGCAGACCACAAAAACCAACGGAACTTAAAAGATTACAGGGCAATCCTGGGCGTAGACCGTTACCTGATTTAAATACAATCGCCCATTTGCCTATGGCTAAAGAAGTTCCACCAACACCAGAAGGTTTAGGTTTAACTGGAATTAATCTTTGGGATAGAGCATGGACAGTTGCTGTGACTTGGCTGAGTACTGTTAGTGATACAGAGGCAATTAGAAATGCAGCATTCTTGGCAGATGCATCAGAGGCTGCAAGAAATAAATATATGGCTACTTTAGATTCTGCTGATGCCAGAGCCTATGTTGCTATTAATAAATCTTATACAGATGCATTGAGTTCTCTTGGGTTTGACCCAATTGCTAGATCTCGCTTAGGAGTTGCAGAAGTAAAAGCAGCAACCTCAATTGAAAAACTTTTAGATAGAAGGCAAAATCGTGCCAAGACTATAAAGTCTGAAATGATAATACTAGATGAACAAGGGGATGATAATGAACAAAATAGCAATTAATGATATAGGGACAGAAGAAGACTTCCTAAGAGCAATAGATGAATCTATGGCTTATTTAAATCCAGGAGATATAGCATCTGGCATGGTTGTACAAATTGATCGTGATGGAGTCCTTGTTGATATTGGCTATAAGACAGAAGCCTTTATTCCAAAGAAGGAAGTATCAGCAAAGAGGCTATTTGAAATCCAAGACATATTGTCTATTGGCCAAATGGTAGAGGCCAGAATTACATCTATAGATCAAGAAGGTCAATATATATTATCTATCAAGGAAGCAGAAGTAGAGATTCTGTGGAACACAATAGAGTCAATATTTAATTCAGATAGTCCTATTGTCTCTGGCGAAATCACTAGAATTGTCAAAGGTGGAATGATAGTTGATATTGGTGTAAGAGCATTCTTGCCAGCATCACAGTTTCATGTAGAAAGAACAGAAGACTTTGGTTCTTATATTGGTGAAATTGTAGAATGCAAGATCATTCAATTTGAAAAAGAAAAGGGCAATATCGTTTTATCAAGAAAAGCCCTTATGCAAAACTCGTTTGATAAAGACAAGGGCAAGCAGTTTGCTCAGTTAGAATTAGGTCAAACATATGTAGGCAAAGTCTCAGGCATAACGAACTTTGGCATTTTTGTTTCAATAGGCTTAGTCTCTGGACTACTTCATAAGACCAAAATGGGTAAATTTATTCCTGAGTCATTTACTATTGGCCAAGATATTAATATAGGAGTCCTTGAAATTGATCTTGAAAAAGATAGGCTATCGCTAGCACTTAAGGTTTGATCGTGGAGACTAAAATAAATAGTTGGCCACCAACATACTTATCGCCTGTATCTGAAACAGAGTTAGCCAATAGTCGTGGATATGAGGCAATTGACTTTATTGAAACCCTCTGCCGCCTCACTGAAGACTCTATCGCTGGTAATGTTGGAGACAAGTTTACTTTGCGTGATTGGCAAAAGAATTTATTAATTCATCTATATGCTGAAAAAGAAGATGGCTTTTTAAAACATCGCCGTGCCTTAATTGGCGTAGCCAGGAAGAACGGAAAATCTGCTCTTATCGCCTCACTTGTTTTGGAGCAATTAGTTTTAGGTGTTCGTGGTGGTCAAATCTATTCTGCTGCTGCTGATAAAGAACAGGCTCGTATTATTTTTAAAACGGTAAAAAGAATGATTGAACTAGAACCAGAATTAAGTGAGATACTACAAGTATTTCAAAACAGCATTTATAATGCTAGTACAGGGTCAGTTTACAGAGCACTTTCGTCTGACGCATATACAAAAGAAGGTTTAAACAGTACATTTATTGTTCTTGATGAACTACATGCACAACCAAATAGAGAACTCTATGATGTATTATCTCTATCAATGGGTGCTAGACAAGAGCCAATGATGGTTGCAATTACCACAGCAGGCAGTAAATATGACTCATCTGGTAAAGATTCGGTTTGTTATTCTATGTATAATAGAGGAATTCAAATCACAAAAGGTGAAATTAAAGACCCTACTTTCTTCTTTGCCTGGTATCAAGGAGATGAAAAACTTAATTATAAAGACGAAGTCAACTGGTCTTTAGCAAATCCCTCCCTTGGAGATATTGTTTCTATTGAGGATATGCACTCTGCAGTATTGCTTACTCCAGAAAATGAATTTAAAACTAAGAGACTTAATATTTGGACTAGTACAGGATCATCTTGGATACCTTCTGATTTATGGGATGCACTAATTCTTAAAGACAGAGAGCAGATTCTTGGAGAAGATGTTATACTTGCATTTGATGGTGCTTTCTCTAATGATGCCACAGCAATTGTTGGCTGGTATTTAGGCGGAGAAAAACCTCATCTAAAAATAGTAGGTTTGTGGGAAATACCACTAGATGCCAATCCAAACTGGCATGTTAATGTAGCAGAAGTAGAAAAGGTAATTATTGATACATATAGAGATCCCAATATTAGTGTGAAAGAGATTGTATTTGATCCTGCTAGATGGAATCGTACATTTATGGTTCTTGATGAAGAAGGTTTACCAGTCGTAAGTTATCCTAACTCAGCCGAAAGATTAGTTCCCGCAACGCAAAAGTTTTATGAAGCCGTGGTCAATGAATCATTTACTCACGATGAAGATGAAAGGCTTGCAAGACACATAGCAAACTGTGTTACAAAAACCTCATCTCGTGGTATTATGGTTTCTAAGGCAAACAATAAAAGAAAGATTGATGCTGCAGTTGCAGCAATATTTGGGTATGATCGAGCAACTCAACCAGCACCACCAAAACAACCTGTAGCCAGGTTTTATTCAGCATAAGGAGTATAATGAAACTAAAGAAGCCAAACATAGATTGGTCATTGACCACTGAAGTAGTAGGAGTTGTGCTAGTTACATACGGAGTTTTCTTATTATTTCCACCACTTTCATTTATTGCCCTAGGATCATTTTTGGTCTGGGCAGCAGAAAAGGAATAAATATGCCAGGTACAGCAGGAATATATAATTCAGTAATTGATCAAGGTGCTACATTTACTCTTAACATTGTTTATAATGATTCTAATAATAATCCCGTGAATTTGACAGGGTATACAGCAAGGATGCAACTTAGAGAAAAATATACTTCTGTTGCAGTATTAACTCTTACTACAGAAAATGGTGGCCTAACTATAACTCCTTTGACAGGAAATATTGCTCTTCTTGCAACTGCTACACAAACAGAAGCAATTGAAGCAGCATATTATCTTTATGATTTAGAACTAACATCAGGTTTTGAAATCACTCGCTTAATTCAAGGTCAACTTACAGTAAGGGCACAGGTCACTGCAAATGTCTAATATCGTCAATGTAAATGAAGAACTAAATATTGTAGAGGTATCTGCACCAGGACCAGCAGGAGCACCAGGCGTTACTGGTGCAACAGGACCAACAGGCTCAACTGGACCAGCAGGAGGACCAACAGGTGCCACTGGGCCTGCAGGCGTGACTGGAGCAACTGGACCGTCAGGTGTTGCAGGTCCTTCAGGTGTAGCAGGAACTAACGGAGCAACTGGAGCCACAGGCCCAACAGGAATTCAAGGATTAACTGGTCCTATAGGAGTAACAGGTGATACAGGAGTTACTGGTGATACAGGACCTACTGGTGTACAAGGAGTAACAGGTGCTACAGGAATTGCAGGTGCTACAGGTCCACAAGGTATTCAAGGTGATGTTGGTGCCACTGGCCCACAAGGTGTGACTGGTGACATTGGTGCATCTGGATCTACAGGTCCTGTTGGTTCTACTGGTCCTCAAGGAATTACTGGAGATACAGGTGCTACAGGAATTGCAGGTGCCACTGGCCCTCAAGGTGTAACAGGAGATACAGGCCCTCAAGGCGTAACTGGACCTACAGGCCCACAGGGTGTGACTGGAGATACTGGCCCAACTGGTGCTACAGGTGCAGGTGTTACTGGTGCCACAGGTGCTACAGGTCCACAAGGTGTGACGGGTGACATTGGCCCAACTGGTGCGACAGGTGCAGGTGTCACTGGTGCCACAGGTGCTACAGGTCCTACAGGTGCAGCAGGATCAGATTTAACTGCTGGTCCTATCCGTTCAACTGGAGCAACTTCTTCAATCTTTTCCCAAACTGGAACGGGATCAACAATAGTAGTAGACACTAATCCTACTATTCAAAACTCTTTGACAATAGCAGGAACAAACAGTTTCTTACAAGTTGAAGATATTATTATTAGTAAGGGTAACGATGATACATTGTTTTCAAACCTTGCTATTGGAAGTTCTGAAACATTAGATAATACGACAACTGGTAATCAAAATGTTGCAATTGGTGGTCGTGCATTAAAATTTACAACAACTGGTCGTAATAACGCTGCAATTGGACAAGAAGCAGGTAGAGAGAATACTACAGGCGAGGAAAACCTTTCTATAGGAACATTTTCAGGAAGTACTAATGTTACTGGTTCAAGAAATGTTGCTGTTGGTGTTGGAGCAATGTCAGGTGGTGGAACAGCAAATAGTCAAAATATTGCTATAGGCACAAACTCACTTCAATTAGCAGATACAGATAATTCAGTTGCAATTGGTTTTCAAGCAGCAGCAAATACTACTGCAGATGGAACTGTTGCAATTGGTAGTTTTGCATTAAATGCTAATACAACTGGTGCTAGTAACACTGCTGTTGGTACTTCTGCTCTTCAAAACAACACAACTGGTGAATTTAATACTGCTATTGGTAATGCTCTTTTTGCAAACACAACTGGCAGTTCAAATTCTGCAATTGGTCCTGGTGCTTTGGGAACAAATACAACTGGTGGTTCAAATGTTGCTATAGGTGGTCGTGCATTAAATGATAACACTACTGGTAGTGCAAATATTGCTATAGGACCTAATGCTCTTTTTGCTAACACAACTGTTAATGGTCAAGTAGCAATTGGATCTAATGCACTTGTTGCTAACACAACTGGACAACAAAATACTGCTATAGGATCTAGTTCTTTACAAGCAAATACAACAGGAAATAACAACACAGCACTTGGTTCTAATGCTTTGGGTAACAATACTGGAAGCGACAATGTT